AGGTCATTAAATAATTTTGTTTTTTCTGTATTTAATGTATTATATAAATTATTCAGATAATTTTCGTCTAGCGAACTCATTGATATATATACTATATAAATCTTTAAGTCTTTTTATAATAATTAATTAGTAGAAAGAAACCCCTCATTTTTGTCTCTAATGGTTAAAAGAATAGTCATATTAGGATCATTAATTTGTAATGGTCTCAGATCTGTACCTAATAATGTTAATCTTAATTCGTTATAAGTTCCACTAATGAATTTGTTCCACATAAAATTTGGTGGTTTTTCACTAATTATTTCACCTGATGAAACAGATGGGTTTAATGAATAAATAATACCAGATGGTTGAGAGTATGGATTATTAATACCTGAAAGATTTAATAAAAGATTACTATTTGGTTGTACTTGTGGAGATGTATTTGAAAGATATGATAAAGTACCTGCAGCATTTTTAGATTCATAATTATTAGATGCATTAGCAGTTGTTGATGGTGTATAAGCATTTGATACATTTGCATTTGATGCAAAACCTGCAGTGTATCCAATGATAATATTAAAATTTGCTGGAATAGTTATTACAGGATTTTGTGTTACTGTAGGCCAATTTTGTCCAGCAGGTAAAACATATCCTAATGTGGTTGCAGTTGCAGACGTTGGGACTAAATAAGTATTTATTTGAATTGCGTATCTGACAGCATTGACACTAATTTCCCACGGGTAAACATATTGTCCAGATGAGTTTGTCCAGTATGTTAAATTTTGAATCATAACATATTGAAAATATGAATTTAATTCTGAAATTTCATAAATTCCATTAGGGATGGTTATAGTGTATGTAGTAGTTACATTTAAAGCAGTCCATGTATAAGTTAAAGTGTTATTTGTGTAGATGGCATCGATATTATTCCATGAGTAAAACATAGCGATGCTTGAGACTGCGACATATTTGTCTGTTAAATTGATACTGTTAGGGAATTTATAAACTAATTTATTATTTCCACCATCATTAACAATATTATTTTGATTTAATACAATTATAAACATTATTATTGTATTAAATTAATATGTGTTTAAATTCTTTTTATTCCAAACATGTGTTTGGGTAAACGAATATTACTATATTTTTCTATAGTTGTTTTATTAAATTTTCTATTGTCTCCTAAATCTTTTATTTTATCAAATGAAAATTTATGAGGAGTTCTAAATCCTGACCCATGTGAATCAAGATGTAAATTGACTGGGACTTGCGATCCGCCAAAATAAAATGATGGTTGATTTGAATCCATTTGGTATAATACACTATCTGGGTGTTCTACTTTCGGGTGATATCCATAAGTACCTGCGGTTGACATTATACATTATAATAAATCTACTCTTTAATTAATATCCAAGCTCTAATAATTCTGTCATCACTTCTGATGCTTCACGTTTAGGAATAGTTCCATTCTTTGATAATTTAATAATTAATAATTTAAATTTCTTAATTAATTCTTTACTATCATTACCTGCCATAATCTCACCTTTACATACTTCAAATTCATGGATATCTTTTTCTTGTTGATCTTTAGATGGTGTTGGGATGCTAATTTTATCGGCAAATTCTGCACGTTTAGATATTTTGTATAAATAATCTTTTTCATCATTAGATAATTTTTCCATATCATTATATGATGGTACACCACCACCAACAATTGTTTTAATTACATTACCTAAATGTTGTGATACAGTACGTGATGGATATTCTCTTATATTAGTTCCAGATTTAGATTTAATTGATAATACATTTCCATTATTTAGTTTATGACTGTTAACAAAATATTTACCAAAAGGATGATATTTTTTAGCTGGTTGAATTCCTTTAGCATGATCAATATTATCTTTAAAAGAAATACCTGACCCTTTTGGACGTCCACGTCTCTTTTTAAAACCATCTCCTTTTACTTTATTTGTATTTCCTAAATCAACTGGTACAGATACAGGTACATTTTGTTGTTGTTCATATGGTACATTTTGTTGTTGTTCATATATTAATAATTGTTGCAGTTCTGTTTGTAAATTAACTATTTTTTTATCAACAGCGTCAGATCTTTCATTAATTGGAATATTTAATAAATCTTCTAATTCTTCCTCAATATCATCTATTTTATCTTCTAACAAATTTATATCAGTTGATTTTTTATAAGGATTAGAATTAGTATATGCTTCTAAATCTTTTAGTCTTTCTTTATTAATTTTTAATTTATTTTTAAAATAATTTATTTCACCTATTAAATTAGTATCACCTGTTTCTTTTCTAAGTTGTGTTAGTTGATATATACGCTGTTCTATAGCATGTATTTCATCCTCCAAATCATTTATTTCTTCAAAAGGATTTATATAATCAGGTCGACCTGTATAATCAGATTGACCTGATACAGATGAAGGACCACTTTGATATGAATCTGTACTACTTTGATACCTAAAATTACGAACCTCAATTGGAGAATCAAATTGTGCAGTAACAAAATCTTGTAATAATTCTTTAAGCCTATTTAGGTTTTCTATTTCATTAATTAAAATTTCTTTTCTATCACTATCGTATGGAATTTTACGATCATTCATACTTTCAATTTCATTTGCATTTTTAATTATTTCTGAATCTAATTCATCATATTGACGTAATAATAACTCTCTTGTTAAATTATCTTCATTAATTTTCAATTCTGTTTGATGTTTTTTCATTAAAGAAATAATATCTGCATCTTTTAATTTTTGACTTAGTTTTTTATATTGTTTCATTAATTCTTTTTTAGACTTTTCAATTTCTGCATCTGATTTTGGTTTTTCATAATATGCTCTATCGGTTTCATGTCTTATAATGTCATTACCTTCTGAATTAATTAATTCTCTAACATTACTAATTAATTCATCACTTCCAAAAATATCATATATTTCATTCAAAATTTTATAGATAAATCTTGATTTGAATTATCTAATGATTTTTCTAATTGACGATATAATATTCTTACTTGTGAAACTGATGGTAAATTATCATAAAATTTAAATATTGCTTTAGATATTGTGTTAAGACCATTAACAATATCAAAATCAGTTTGTTGTAATGGACCATTTATTTTATCAATAACTTGTTTGTATTTATCCGATGATATCAAATCATCTAAACTTTTAATTTTATTTGTTGTCGTAAATATTAAATCTCTGATACTTCCTCTTTTGACCATTGATCCTTTACTATCCTTAAAATTTGGATATATAGAACGTATACGTGCAATAATAACATCATATTCTTTACGCAATGAATTTAAATCACCTTCTTTTAATCCTGTTTTAGATTCACCAACAGTATCAAAATATGATTTAACTGTTCCTGTATAATCTTTAATTTTACTATACATATCAGAAAGAAAAATAACAATATTTTGAGCATCTTGAGAATCACCTTTAATACCAATAGCATATTTCTTTTTTAAACTTTTAACGATTTCATTAATATTCTGTGCGAGCCATACTAAAAATGAACCATCTGAATTTAATGGTGATGTTTGAATTTTTTGTACAACTACTGATGATGTTGATGAATTCATTACAGGTTTTAATTCGGATATAATATTTAATTTTAATTTTTCTGTATCTGCTAGGATTTCTGTAGTAGTTCTATTATCTACCATCTGTTTTACATTAGGTGGTAATGTACCAGTTTTTTTATAATTTTTATTTGCTTGTAAATTAAAATCATCTACATTAGCTCTTAAATTTAACGCGTCCATATATTGATTTTTAAACATTTCTGCACTATTTGCATATCGGTTTGGTTGTCCACTCATATTAGTTATTAATAATAATAAGTTTTTAAATCTCTTATTATTAGTAATAGTATTTTATTAATTATATACAGGGTATGATGTGTAATCACAATCTTCACCAAATACTTTTGTTTGACATACTGTATTAAACATTTCAGTTAATTTTGCTTCATCGACTAAATAAACATTTTCATAAACACTATTCATTGTATCTAATAGAGTTTGTTTCTTTAGTTTATTAAATAAAGATGTATTTTGAATAGGTGATTCACCCATGATATTTAGTGCAACAACTTTAATCTTAACTTTAATATCATTAATTTTAAGTAGTTGTTGTTTTTCTTCTGTCATTTCATTTGCTATTAGTTCTTCAGCTGTAACTGTTCCTTTTAACATATCTTTTTCAAATTGATTAGGTTCTTGATATTCAATATTTTCAATCCATTTGATATCAGATTTTGAGAGGTAATCAGAATTCTGTATTACTTTTGGTTCTTCTACGATAGGTTCTTTTACGATAGGTTCTTCTACGATAGGTGGTTCTACGATAGGTTCTTCCATAATAATTTCGGTAGTTTGTGTTTCTTCCATTAATAATATAAGATAATTATCCTTTAAGGCATTTTCACCAATCTATTCTTTTAACCCTTTCTCTATCTTTACGTTCTTTTATTAATTGATTATAATAATTCATTCTTACTGTTATGTTATGATCATCATAATCTAAATTGGCGGTGTTCTTTCCTACTTCTATATAGGTTAAATCTTTATTATAAAAATTATATCTATTAATAAAAAATAGTATATATTTAATATTCATTATACTATTATAATTTCATTTCTTTAGATGTTAAATTATAATTTAATTTCCTTAATTAATTTTGAAGAACGTATAGAATTAAGTGGAGGTTGAAATTGATCAATAATAGTCTGTTCAAAACATGTTCCATCAGATAAACATTCAATAACTATTTCATGGGTTTTAGTAAATGTAAAATTATCCCATCCTCCGTGATCTCTAATATATTGATATAATCTTGTCCAGTATAATTTACCTACTTTGTTTCTGACGTTCTTTTTATGATGACTTTTACGTCTTGATAAATTTAATGTGCTTCCGATATAAAATTGTTCTGGATCATTATTATCTTGAAGTCTGTATATATAACATTTCATTATTATATAATATTATTTCTTTTTTAAAGCCCTTAAGCGTGCCATTTTCTCAGCCATTTCAGGAGATCCTTTCTTCAGTTTTCCGCCCGTCATTGTTTTACTGTTTTCACCAGCATTATGACTGTTAAAATCAATATCAATATTTACAGAATCTTTTTTAGGACGTCCTCGTCCTCTCTTAAGCCCGACACCTATCTTTTTGCCTATGTAATCTGTTGCGAGTTGCCCAGCCTGTGATCCTGCTTGTGCTCCCATAACACCACCAATAGGTCCGCCTGTTGCCATAGTGCCAGCGACTCCACCAATACCGCCTAACACTGTAGGAACTCCACGATGTAATAGATCAGACGCTAGACCTCCTTTTTTAGATGTTAAATATTTTTTAACTGTTTTATTACTTGATTTCTCCTTAGTTCCTACACCTCTCTGTTTATCAGATCCCATCTTCGTTTCTCGTCCTACTTTTTGAGCGATCATTTTACCAGCCATTTGTCCAGCATAATTTCCAGCGACTCCTCCAACCGGTCCTCCTGTTGCCATTGCTCCAGCGACGCCCGTAAGTGTTCCCAATGCCATAGGAACGCCTTTATATAATAAATCAGTCGCTAATCCGTCTTTTGTTGATACATATTTAACCGCTTCTTTACTAGGTTTGATAATTTCTTTTTTAAAACCTTTTTCTAATTTTCCTAAAATAGCACCACCTTTTTTAGGTCGGCCTCTTTTACGTGGAACATATTCTTCTTCATCACTACTACTTTCTTCATCGCTACTACTACATTCACAACAAGAACATTTTTCACCGCAACATGAACACATTCCTTTACCAATCATTTTATTACCTAATTTCTTTAATGATGTTGTTGCATGTGCTTTTAATGGATTGAATCCTTTTAAACTAATTGATTCAGTATTTTTAGATTTAGAAAAAGGATTCATAGCACTCACTAAATCTGTAGTTGTTCTAATATCTGTTTGATTCTTTGCCGGATCATTACTAAATGGTCTAGTTGCTTTATTTAATGTAATTGTTTCATCACCTTTTTTGCCTAATAATTCGGCTTGTAATCCTCCTTGACTATGTCCTAATGTTGTAATATTATCCGTACCGTACTTAGATTCCGCCGCACGTTGAACATCCTTCGCATGTTTATAACGGTCTGTTGTTTTATAAAGTTTCTTTCCTCCCATTGCATACATCGCATTGTTTGACCAATCAGATAATGTTCCAACAGTCCCACGATGGACAACAGACGACTTACCTGTTTCAGGATTATAAAATACTTTAGATTTTCCAGTTGATAAATCCTCATCTTGAACCCATCCGCCTTCTACATCTTTAATTCCTTTATCATAACTTGCATCTAATAACCCTCTAATCTCATTGGCTGCAAGAGCCCCTCCATGAATATGAACTCCTTCACCGAATAATCGCATTTGATTACCATTTTCTAAGTATTCATTTTTAGCTTTTCTCGCCCATTTAGGGGCATTCATTGGATTGTTTGTTTTTCTTACCATTATTTATTATATATTATTATTCTTTTATATAATTATTAATAATCAGGATTCCATAATAAATGAGCACTAAGATAAGCAGGTGAATATTTTGGTGCTTTGTACCATTTCCTATTACGGTACATGAAAGCATTTAATTTTGATTGATCTCTTGTTTTTGTCCAATCCTGATAGTACATCTGACCAAAATGTTTTACATGTCCCTTATCATCATAGATCATATATTTCTTATCGGATTTCGTTGAGATTCCAACGGGATTTAAACCCAAATCTTTGGCAATATAATTAACTTTATGAGGACATGAATAATCATTTATTTCTTGTTCTTTGTTCATATATTCTATTACACCTCTATTCTTTAAAATATTATTAAACGTTCCTATAAGAATCCAAGATTCCAAAAATCCAAGAAAAGATTCGTTTTACAAACTTAGTCCTAGGAATGCTTTCTAGTATAAGTTTATAAAATATTGATATTTTTGGCTTTTTTGGATATATTGGATATTATTTTTAGTAATAAAGGAAAGAGATATAAAAGAAAATTAAGTAATAAATATAATGAATATTAAGTCAATAATCAAAGAAAATAAACCAAATATTTCCGAGAGTAGTGTAACGACATATAATTCAATCCTAACTAATTTATATCGTCATGTATTCGGTGATGATGATTATGATATGAAAGGATTCAATAATGTTGTATCAATAATTAAATACCTAAAGGATTACGAACCAAAGAGACGTAAAACCATCTTAGCTGCATTAGTTGTTTTAACAAATAATAAAATATACCGTGATTTAATGTTGTCTGATATAGAGTCAGCCCAAATAAAATCACATCAACAAGAAAAGACAGAAAAACAAAAAGAGAATTTTATTGATGGTGCTGGCATCAATAAAATATTTGTAAATTTAAGAAAAAAAGCAAATATATTATATAAAAAAGGAGATTTAAGTTATCATGAGATGCAAGAAATACAAAATTATATTATTATGACATTATATTGTGGATTATACATCCCACCACGTAGGGCTAAAGATTATGTAGAATTTAAAATAAATAATATTAATAAAGATGTAGATAACTATATTGATAAAAATGAATTTGTTTTTAATAATTATAAAACGGCTAAAACATATTCACAACAGAGACTAAAAATACCTCCTCCATTAAAAAGAATTATTAATCAATGGATTAAAATAAATCCTACAGAATATTTATTATTTGATATACATCAGAATAAATTATCTAATGTAACTCTCAATCAACGTATTGAAAAGATTGTAGGAACTAAAATGGGTGTCAATGGTTTCCGTCATACATACATGTCAGAGAAGTATCAACCATCTATATATAATGATAATGATATGAAAGATGATTTTAAGGCTATGGGATCTTCTATACATCAAAAAGATGTTTATATTCAAAAGTCCTGATCACTATCAGAATCATAATCTTTCGTCTTTTTCTTACTGCCATTTTTAGTAGTTCTAGGTATATTTTTTAAAAATACATCTAAATCATAATATTCTAAAAACCCCTTTCTATATTTTTTATTACGAGCGATTTTACCGCCGGTAATAATTAGTGGTCTTAATTCCTGTGATACAGCATCATTGTATACTGCCTTGAGTTCATCCTTATCTAAGTCTGACGACCATTCATTTAAGATAGCTGTTTGTTCACGTTTAGACCCGCCAAGATCTAACAAGGCTAAATAATTGCTATTCTTCCTAATGAACTTAGGTATACCATAGTAATCTTGCGACAGGAATATAACGCAACAATTTTTCTTTCGTGCTCTCATATAATACTCCTCTACAGGTTTTAAATCTTTGCTTAATACTAAATCATCCCACACAACAAGATGATTATATTTTTTATCCATATCGTCTAATTTAGGTGTGCTATGCATACCTTCCTTCACTTGGATCTGTTCAAATTCACCGCTTAAATAATTGTATAACGGCTCATCCTTATTACGTGTAACAATTGTGATGTCCGCAAATGTGCCTTTGTTACCAGCACTGAACACTCTGATCAGGTTTAATAAGAAGTTTGTCTTTCCTGACCCACTGGGTGCGACGATACACATGCGAAACGGAATTTTGATATCATGTAAATGTTCATTTGGGTTATCTACTTCTTCTAAATATTTTTTAGGAATAACATTATAAAAATTTATAATATCACTAGTTGAACCAACTTGTTTTTTTTGTCTAGGCATTATATATAATAATGAAATATATTTTTATATGTATTAATAAAGATATAAAAATATATTATCATTTAAATAATAATGGCAGTATATACACCCCCAACAGAAATATTACCAATTTTTGATAATTCGGTATTTCCGGCATCAGATAGCACGGTATTAACTATATCAAATGGACGAAATTATTTTTTAACATATCCAGTCGCACAAGGAGAAGAAATATTTTCTGATGGTTTAACCTTATCAATTGATAAATATATAACATCAACACCATCAGCAAGTGTAATAACAGGACCAACCGCACCAACACAAATTGGTTGTATTGTAAATGGAGATCTTATTACAACCACAATGCCAACATCTGGAAATATCACAAGTCTCGCAAGCGTAACAATAACACAAGGAACGTGGATTATTCATGTATATAGATCATATAATAATTCAAATAATTCAACACGTATTATATTTTCATTTGGTCTTACACAACGTACAAATGTTACACCCATATCATCGGATTATGAATATGGAATCACAACAGTATATTTAAGTAATCAATTAAATTATGCATATTTATCAACAACAATCACCGCTACCGGTGTAGGTAATACATTAGTTTATTTAAATATTAACCCAACATACACTTCAGCCCCCGCTTCAGCAACTACAAATTTCAGATTTACAGCAACAAGAATTGCATAATAATAATATTAATACATATAAAAACATATTTTCAATATTATATAATAATGGCAGTATATACACCCCCAACAGAAACATTACCGATATTTGATAATTCGGTATTTCCGGCCGCGGACAGCACGGCTTTAACC